CATTAAAAGTTCCCTTTACTTGGCTTACCTCATTTGCTACAGACTTTACTTCGCCTGTAACTGTTTCAAGGGACTTTGTTATAGCTTCAACATTAGCCTGCATAGACTTAACTGTTTCAGCAAGATTGCTCAAGGCATTAGTAAGAGAATCATTGATCTCAGCAACAGACTTTGAAATCTGTGCTGCACTATCAACAACTGCGTCTACTGACTTTTCCGCTGCAATATCAACAACAGGAGCTTCTGCTACTGGTGCTGCATCTGCCACTGGCTCTTCAACAGGTGCTTCTGCAGGAACTTCTGCGGAAACTTCTACTGGAGCCTCTGCTACAGCATCTACTGGAGCCTCTGGAGCAACCTCAACATTTGCAACAACTGATTCGCCTTCAGCAAGTACTGCTGGTACGCTTTCGTTTGTTTCTTCTGTCATAGGATTTTCCTCCTTTGTAATCTTAATTGTCCTAATGCCTTTTGCACTATCAACTAAGAACTTTATCTTTTCTACATTTTCATGATCCGACTTTTCTACAAAGCCAATGTTTTTCATTGGTTTTCCAGAATGTGGACTTGTTTCTGATTCAGAAGATGAAATTAAAACAACATCATTGTCTTCATCCCAGAAAACATTCTCTACTTCTGTCTTTGCTAAATACCCGCCAATTTGACCCTTTTCAATTGAAACAACATTAGCAAATTGATTTGCTGGATTATCCACTAGGGACAATTCGGACAAATCGTACTCCTTAATTATACGCACTGATTTATCAATTTTTTCATCATACATATCATCAGATTTTGTAATATTTCCGCCAATAGAAAAACCAGTCAAAGTTCCGTCAAGAACCTTCTCCCAAGTATCCTGTGCGCCTTTTGAAATATACGCAGACACATAAACACCCTTATAAAAATTTTTTGTTTGTGGATCAAAGTATTTGTCTTCTTTAAAATTAACCATTTTTCCAACTGCAAGAGGAGAATGCATTTCACGAATATTCCCTCTGAATTTCTTAAATGCCTCTATACTTGCTTCTGTAGTAACAATATCGCCTTGCTTGTCTACGTTATCTAGAGTGGCAAAGCCAGAAACGATGCGACGCTCTTGGTCTACTTTTCCAATGGGCATTGAAAAGCGAACATTGTCGCCATCAGTAATCCAGTGTGCTTTATTTATAGTCATGGCAGTATTATTATAGCATTACTTTATAATACTTTCTCAACTATTGAGATGACCTACCCTCACCCTGTGCATTTCTTCCAGCTATGGTTGTAGGAGAATCTGATTCATTATTTGCTCTTTCAGCATCTCTTTCTCTGTTACCCGCCAAATTTGCTCTGGCATCCGTAGCCTGTCTAGGGCTCATTACGAATGGGTCATCACCATCTGGGCGCTGTGACATATTTAGCATTTCACGTGCCTCGTTTGGAGTGATAACCTGAGTCTTTACATAGCGTTCAATAATTTGAGACTGAGCAATTTCATCTGTAAGAGTAAGCTCATTAAATTTAAGGGAAAGAATGTCAGTCTTTTCCTTAACAATCTTATTTACTATCTTCTCTAAATGCCGTTGGGCTGGACGAGAAACCTGCTCTTTAAAGGTTCTATCCTGTGCAAGAGCAGCAGCAATCGCAGCAGAGTCAGACCCGCCAAGCTTTGAGATAGGAACCTGATGTGAAACCAAAATATCATCACGATTTTGTTTACGATATTTTTCAAATGATCCTTCTTGTACACCATTTTCAATAGCTTGCATATTAAACTCAACCTTATTACCATCAGTATCTCCAGGAAGTGGGATATATAGGGTTCTATGGTTTTGTCCTTTTAGACCTGTTTGCATAAATCGGAACATCTTATCTTCAGCATCAGAGGATAGTTTTGCTCCTTTTACTGTAATGATATATCTTGGTACCGCTTTATTTTGAAAATAATCAATGTTATATTGAGCAGCAAAAGAGTCTCCAATAAGAGCAGAAATGGCAGAAACGATGTCTGGTACTCCATAAAATGTATTTAAAGGAGAGTATTGCTTAAGGTGAAGAATTTCATTTGGTCTTGGATCTGACGTTAAGGGGTTTATATTTGTTGCCCCAAAGTTTCTAAAGTATACCAATTTTTGACCAATGATTTGTACGAATCCATCACGAAGTCTGCGAACACGAACTGTGGTTGCTGGAATATGTCCAACATATCCTATCTCTCCTGAAACCGTTCTACCAATTTCAAGAAAACCATTTCCTGTTGCCTGAACATCTGTATAAAATTTTTCCATTGTTTGCTGGAATGTATCTTCATCGTTTAATGATTCTAACCAGTCACGAACCTCTAGCTTCATACGCTCTACACGACGACGAGCACGATCTACAGCATCGTTATCATCATTCATTTCAAACCTTAGCATTGTTCTATCTGTTAACTCAAACTTATAGCCCAGACCTACAACATTTTCTACCTTAGCATCAATAGCAGCATGATTTGCAAAAGATGTATCATAATAACTAGCTAACTCATAAAGATTATATGGTGGTGTAATTACATCAAATAGTCCATAGCCATTTTGATATACCGTTCCAGGATTAATTTGTTTTGAGTGTACCCCGTCTTTTCCAGAAGGAAAAGCATTTGCATCATTTAGATATGAGGCAGTTGGAGCAATTGCAGGGTAGCGAGGATTATAAGTCTCAGCAGGCATAGAATACTTAGACATGTTTCTAGTAGTTCTACGCTTAAAGTTAGAATCTATACCAGATAGATCTTTTAGCTGATCCCATGACTTTGAGAAAGGATCGCTTTCGGCAAACTGATTACGATCTGTATCTTCTGTATTTAAGCTTGCCTGAATATATTCAAATTCTTTATCCATTTTCGTATGCATCTCTCCCGTGCGCTTTTAATGTTTTTTGTGCAGCATCAATAGCTCCTAGATCATTTAAAGAAGGAATAAGACCCTGATTAAATCTATCTAATTGCTCGCTATATTCTTCATCGGTAACTCTGGTTAGTCCTGGCACAAATACCGCCTGACCTTCTCCATCATCTCCAAAACCAATTGCTGCCTGCTTTAGTTTGGCTATTTGAGAAATGTCTCCACGAAGAGACTCAATATTCAAAACATTGCCCTCTCCATCAGTAAACCATTTCCCGTTGGCCTTCTTATAGACATAAAGACCCCAATTGTAGTCTTTCTCAATAACTTTACGACGAACATTTTTTACAATAGGTTTACCAGTTTTTGGGTCTATAAAAGGATTATTTTTAGAACTCATACCACAAGTATAGCAGATTATACTGGTGTTGCAACATTGGTTGACCAAACTACCTGCGAATATACGCTTAAATCGTTCGGTTCAATACTAAGTCCCTCGCCATCATCAATAATAATCTTATTTGTTCCTAAATAAGTCTTGTAGACGTCCACAGGGTTTACGCCATATAGCTCAGATGAAGAAATAATAAGTACACCCTCCCAAATAAAATTATTAAGCCAGAATTCCCATTCAAAGTTTGTTATGCCGTCAGATTCTACCCTGAGCCATGGCCTTGTAAGATTACTCTGAACCTGCTGAAGATTATTTGCCTGATAATAAGCAATATTATTAAACACCACGGGACCATTAAGATTAATACCGCCCAAATATAAATCAAAGTTAAGAGATGTGGAAAATGCTAAGCCAAGAACTCCCCATTCTTTAATTGTAACAACTGGCTCTCTTACTAGGGTTCCGTTCCAATAATACGCAAGGCCATTATATGCTGATCCAGTTGCTACACTCTTTGCAAAAACTCTTGCCCTTGAGCCATCGCTGTCCAAAGCTTCTATAAAAAACTTAATAGTGTCGCCTTTATACTCAATTTCAAAAAGCTCTGTTTCTGCTAATGGAAATTTATCTAGGTCAGATCTCATCCACATCTGCATAGCACTTACACGATAATTGTCTGCAATCGTACTATTAATTGGAATCGCAATTCCACGACTTACCTGTGGATCATATTGTCCACGTATCTCTATGCCAGAAGTTCTATTCAAATATAAATAGGGAGTGCTTCCTTTGTAAATGCTAAAAGGATTTTTTGCTTTGTAGTCATAATAAAGTCCAGCACGTGTGTATGGAAACAGATTAACGCCAAATCTTGTTCCTACTGGATTAAATGAGTTGTCATTAAATGCCTGCGATGCAAGCTCTAGCCTACGCAAAGTTATTGGCTTTGTCAAAATACCACGAATATTAAACTCTAAATGGTATACAATTGCAAGCTCATTAAAATCAACAGACTTGTTTGGATAAATAAGGGTATTGTCTACTACCTCAAACTTTGTAACATCCCAATATTCATAATCTGCAATATCTATAACTGATCCTTCTTTTGGTGGCTCTGTAATAGTGAATGCAGACTGGGGAGAGTTTGCCCCCTCATCAACATACTGAAAAGTTAAATAGCTTCTAATTGAAGCTCCTGTTGTATCATACTCATAAAATTTAAGAGACCTGGACTGCATATCCTCATAGTTATTCCAACCAGTAAATAGGTAATTATCTAAATCATTGTATGTTCTTTGAACAGGATGACGGTATTCTTGAAACAACTCTTCATAGGTCCAAGAAGATGTAGTTTCATCTTCTAATAATTTTGATGGTTTTGGATACCCAATATTAAACTGAATAAAATCTAAATCATAGTATGATCCACCGTCTTGATTTGTAACAAATTGAGCAAAATATGATAATGGCAGATAGTCTTCCCAATACCCCGCAACTCCAATATCTAAATAATAAGAATCATATGCTTCTGTTGGAAGCAATGTATAGCTTGCAGTATGGGCAAGCAACGCTATTGCATTTGCTGATTCTGCAGAGCCAGTAGCAAGATAGCTGTCTAGAATTACTGTTCCGTTAGTTTCAAAGTGATCTTCAATTTCTGATGCATTATAAGATGTTGATAATCCTACAGAATAAATTTTTCCAGTAAACTGATCAGAGCTTGTGCCCTGGCCAGCAACATACATCTTTAATCCGTTTTGATTGCCAAAAAAAGCTGAGACATTTCCTCCATAATAATTGGATAAAGTTTGAATATTTATGCCAACGGCATATTTCTCATCTTCTACAATTACTCCTGCTGTATATATTTCAGTTTCTACTCCATTAAACATCAAGTAGTAATTGATTTCATCTGCTTCTTTTTTAATACTAAAATTATTTCCAGTTAAGGGATTATAGATCTTAAATAAAAGCTCATCTGTTACTAAATCATCTGAAGAAAATACGCCGTAGATGCTACGAATACCCTGATTTATAATATTAAATTGCGGGAAGTTAAAATATGAATCAACCGTAACCCAAGACGTGTTTGGTCTAAAAGTTATAAAACTATCATCATTAGGATCTTGAATTGCTTGATTATCTTCATAAAGCTCTTGTAGAGTTTTTGTTCCAGTACTGATTTGTGGTAAAGAATAGTTTGGAGTTGTTACCGATGTTTCTGTAGTTACAAGGTTATCAAATGTACCCTGATCCCAACGAGCAAAGTCTGGGTAGTTATAGTTTGCAGTGTAGTCAGCAAATGGATAATCAATAAATGCTTGCGTTCCACCATAAGCAGAGTTAATGCTTTCTGGAGAAAGAACTCCTTGACCATACACCCAACGACGCTTGGCTACGCTAACAGCAACGGAATATGGATAAATAGCAATACAGTCTAATTCAATTGGACTAACCTGTTCATATGCATAGAAACCAAGCCAGTCCTGATTATCTCCATAGGAATCAACAATATCTGGCAGTATCAATGTGTCCGTATTAATATTTAATGCTATAACTTCTTCTCCATTGATCAAAACACTTGCATTGTTTCTAATTATCCTAACATGAACAAGCATAGGCCTAAACCATTCACCAACAAAGTGTGAGGAGAATTGTTTACCAATAACTAAGGTTAAGAAGCCGCCCTCAATATAAAGTCCATCTGTTGATGCGATTGGTCCAAAGATTCTTTTTGGTTCAAATGTATTTGAGTTTGCCCTCATCCAAAATTCAACCGTATAATCCTTAAACTGCCCATCCTTATTTAAAAATCCTTTACCAGGAACTATTAATGATGGCTCTCCATTATTTTCTCTTAGCCTTGTAATATTAGATGCACCATAAACCATTGGGAGCGCTGTATTACGAGCCCTCAAAGCATTATCATTAACTAAATAATAACCAGCATCTCCACCAAGACCATAAGGATCTGCAGATACAGCATGAGTAGTTGTTAATGGAATATCAGAGGGTAAAGAAATTGGGGTAACGCCCAAAGAAACGGTATTAAAATCTTCTGACCATTGTCCAAGGGTAAAACCATTTACATAAAAAACATAATCAGATGTAGTTCCACCTTGATCATATTGAAACTCTATAACCATTCTTAATTCTGTGTTTTCATTTGGTATTTCAAAGGTACCAGATACAAAGCTCCAAGCTTGAAAAGATGTTGTGTTAAAGGTTTGTAGTTTTTCTACAACCTGTGAAGAAGTTGTATCTGTGTATTGGTATCCAATTGATACCGCCGTTAAATAGGGGCTTTCTGAATAAAAATATGCACCAACACAAAATGTTTTTATCTCTTCGTATAGATCTGTAAAGTTTACTATGTTTTGACTAACACAAACAACGCTTTCTGAGGTTACCGCTGGAACATCGCCCTCAATTATAGAAGTTACACTATCTGGAAAAGGCTCATTGGAAAATGAAGAGCTTGTTGCTGTGCCATTTGTAATTGTCCAAGAGCCCAAATCTCTATCTGATTCATTAATAAGACTAATGTAATCGGCTTGATCATCTAATGCCCATAAAATCGTAGGGTGTTCAGCAAACACCTTTTCTGCATATAAATTAGATGGGACGGTCATATTACTCCTTATCCCCAATTATAGCAG